CCTTCCTTTATCTCCCCGATGCAGTCGAAGCTACACGAAGACAGTCCATTCACAGCCAAGCCAGTCCAGAACTAAACCGATGGCAACCAAGAGATCCAAACCCTTACGAGGGGCAACGAAACCAAGGCTTCAATCAGTACCTTTGAAGGGCGAGAATAAACTCCAAGATGTAAAAGACCTTTGTGAGATTATTCAGATGCCTCTATTGCCGTGGCAAGAGTATGTTCTCAAGGACATGCTGACCGTGGACAAGCAGGGCATGTGGGTCAGACGTACCTGCCTCGCCCTTTTGTCGAGACAAAATGGCAAAACTCACCTAGCTCGAATGCTCATACTGGCGCACCTCTTGAAATGGGATAGCAAGAACGTTTTGATTATGTCCTCCAACAGAGGCATGGCTTTAGATACTTTCCGACAAGTAGCTCACGCATTGGAGTCAAATGACCATCTCAAGGGATTCGTTAAACAAATCCGCTACGCTAATGGAACAGAAAGCATTGAGATGCTTGACGGAACAAGGCTTGACGTTGTTGCTTCAACTAGAGACGGCTCTCGCGGAAGAACTGCGGATTTCCTCTACATCGATGAACTTAGAGAAATCGATGAAGAAGGATACCGAGCAGCTATTCCAACGACTAGAGCGCGCCCAAATTCTCAGACGCTTCTTACTTCAAATGCAGGAGACGCTTTCTCCACAGTATTAAACGGCATGAGAGAAAGGGCTTTAGATAACCCGCCAAAGTCTTTTGGGTTCTACGAATACAGCGCCCCACAGTATTGCAAGATAACTGACCGAGCAGCATGGGCTCAGGCGAACCCTGCACTTGGCTATACGATCACGGAGGAAGCCCTTGAAGAAGCTGTTGCTACGAGTCCTATTGAAAACACTAGAACTGAGCTGTTATGTCAATGGATTGACAGCCTCAGTAGTCCGTTCCCTCATGGGGTTCTTGAAGATACGAGCGACGCAACACTCACGATTCCTGTGGGCGGTTATACTGTTTTTGCATTCGATGTTAGTCCATCTCGCAGAAATGCGTCTTTGGTTGCTGGACAAATATTGCCAGATGGTCGAATTGGAGTCGGGATTCTCCAAACATGGGAGTCTCAAGTCTCAGTTGATGATCTAAAAATCGCAGCGGATATTAAGGCATGGGCGGATAACTACCGACCCCGACAAATCTGCTTTGACAAGTACACGGCTCAGTCAATAGCCGATAAATTAAGCAATGCGGGTTGCATGACGCAAGATATTTCAGGAGCCGCGTTTTATCAGGCTTGCGGCGATCTACTTGACGCGCTGGTCAATGGTCGCCTAGTCCACGCAGGTCAAGAGAACTGGATTCAGCAAATGAACAACTGCGCGGCAAAGACCAACGACTCCTCATGGAGAATTATTAAACGCAAAAGCGCAGGAGATGTATCTGGAGCTATTGCAACTGCCATGGTTATTCACATGCTTTACAAACCACAACAGATGGCGGCTATCTACAGCGAATAACACAACATGTAGTGTATAATTGCCCTCTATGGGTCTCTTTTCGCGCAAGCCGCAAATCATTGAAGCGCAAGCCGCTCCACAACTTATGACCGATGGCTTTTATGGCTACAACAATTTTTACGCGCCAACAATCGGACGCGACCTAGCTTTATCCGTACCCAGCATCAAAAGATGCCGTGACTTAATCTGTGGAACAATCGCCAGCATTCCTCTTGAGTATTACAAGAAATCAACAGGAGAACATATTACTTCTCCTCGATGGGTTGAACAACCATCAAAGTCACAGCCACGTTTTGAAACACTCTATTACACATTGGACAGCCTCCTCATGTTTGGCGTCTCATACTGGCGTATAACTGACGTGTATCAGGAAGACGGACGCATGGCTAACGCTGAATGGGTTGGCAATAGTCGCGTAAGTTTTATGACAGATCCATTAAGCCATTACGTCACTCAGTATTACATCGATGGCGTTGCTGTTCCAATGTCAGGCATTGGCTCCCTTATTACTTTCCAAAAAGATGAAGGAATCCTTGCAACAGGAGCGCGTACTATTCAAGCTGCTGTCGATGTACAGAAAGCCGCCGCGATAGCCGCGGCTACGCCCATGGCGACCACTATATTGAAAAATTCTGGAGCAGACCTTCCACCTAACGAAGTTTCTGGTCTTCTATCAGCTTGGAAGAATGCTCGTCGCAACGGATCAACTGCTTATTTGACTTCTACTCTCGATGCGCAAAATCTTGGGTTCTCTCCTAAAGAAATGCTCTACAACGAAGCAATCCAGAACCTCGCGACAGAATGCGCCCGACTCTGCTCAGTAGATCCTTATTATGTTTCAGCATCAATGAACACAACTATGACTTATGCCAACGTTCAAGATGAGCGCAAGCAAATGGTTGCTTTTACATTGCAGCCTTATATCTCAGCGATTGAGTCACGCCTATCAATGAACGACGTCTCAACCGATGGACATTATGTAAAATTCAGCTTAGACGACTCATTCTTGCGCACAGAACCAATGGAGCGCTTGCTTGTACTTGAAAAGATGCTTGCGCTTGGCTTGATTACAACTGAGCAAGCAATGGAAATGGAAGACCTCTCTCCTAACGGAAACGGAAGCTAATGGAAACCCTATACATCGAAGCATCATCTATTGAATGCTCAGAAGAACGGCGCGAAATCTCTGGACTCATTGTTCCAATGGGAACTGGCGAAGTCGGTCATACCAATCTCGGTGGAGCAGTCTTTGAAGCTGGCTCAATCGACGTAACAGATATTTCTAAGATCAAGTTGCTATCACAGCACGACATGAAGAAGCCAGTTGGTCGCATGACTGCCGCTGAAGTTCGTCCAGACGGAATCTACGCAACCTTTAAGCTCTCACGTTCAACAGGCGGCAACGATGCACTTATTCAGGCTCAAGAAGGATTAGTATCTGGTCTTTCTATCGGCGCTGAAATTCTTGCATCAAAGCCGTCACGCAGCGGACACATGGTTGTCACAGCTGCAAAACTAAAAGAAGTTTCTCTAGTAACAGAGCCAGCCTTTAAGTCTGCTCAGGTATTAGAGATCGCGGCAGAGGAATCACTCCCTGTCGAGGAAACCCTACCTACAGAAAGCGAGACAGTCGTGGAAGACACAACAGTCGAAGCAACACCAGTAGAAGCCGCGGCTGTGGAAGCTGCTCGCCCTACAGTTACAGCAATGGCTTACACAAAGCCACGAATTGACCTCTCAAACGAGGCATTTCTTGAAAACTCAATCCGCGCACAGTTTGGTGATGAGAATGCTCGTCAGTACCTTGCTGCTGCATCAGATGTAACAACAACAGACGTTGCTGGTCTTGTACCAACACGTCAGCTTACAGAAATCATTAACAACAAGTCCACAGCAGGTCGTCCATCAATCGATGCGATTTCAACAGGAACACTTCCTGATGCTGGCATGAAGTTCCAGATTCCACGCGTAAAGACAGTTCCAACTGTTGCAGAAGCAGCAGAAGGCGGCGCGTTTTCAGATACCGAAGTTGAAATTGAATATCTTGACGTTGATGTCAAGAAATATGCAGGAATGCAACTTTTTGATGTTGAGGTCTTGGACCGCACAAGTCCTGCGTTCTTCTCGGAGCTTCAGAGCCTCATGGCAGATGCGTATGCTAAGGCAACAAACGTTGCAGTTCGCACAGCTCTTCAGGCTGGCGCAACAGCAGACGCAACAACAATCACACTTCCTTGGGACGGCGCAGAAATGGCTGGCTTTATTGCTCGCGCTTCTGATTCCATCTACACAAACACACTTCGCTTTGCATCTGGCGTAATCGTGTCACCAACACAATGGAGCAACATCATGGGCATGGTCGATTCACAGAACCGTCCTTTGTTCATCGCTTCACAGCCACAGAACGCAGCAGGTAACGTTTCACAGTCACTTCGCGGATCACTCCTTGGACTTGACCTTTATGTCGATTACTCACTCACAGGTGTAGCTGACGGATCACTCATTGTTGTAAACCGTGAGTCATTCACATGGTACGAGTCAAGCCGCCTTCAGCTTCGTGCTGACAAGGTCGGTACAGGAAAGGTCGAAGTTGGCTACTACGGCTACGGCGCAATCGCAACTAAGGTTCCATCAGCAGGTGGAGCATTCAAGTTCAATAACGCTGCATAAGTAACACCCTAAGTCGCTTGAGGGGGCTGCCAGAGCCCTTGCAGTCCCCTCAAGTCTTTAGAAAGGATCACAATGGCAATCACAAGCATTGCAACACTTAGAACCGCACTTGGAATTGGCACGCTCTACAGCGATGCAATTTTGACTGAGGTTGTAAATGCTGCCGATAATGTCTTGTTGCCCTTTCTATGGAAGAACGACAAGCCAATCATTGCTCATGGCAATACAGGCACAACTGGAACTCTTTACTTTAACGAAGACATTAGAGACGTGTTCTATGTTGGTCAGTCTGTAACTATCAGCAACGCTGGCACAAAATACAACGGCACTAAGACAATTACTGGCGTTGATGCGTATTCATTTAACGTAACTACATCTCATACATCAGACAATCCTTATCATACTGTTGCGCCTTATGGCACAGCCGCAGCTGAGACTTATGTAGATTACACAACTATCCCAGCTATACAAGAGGCTAGCTTGATGATTTGCATTGATATTTGGCAAAGCCGTCAGGCGCCAGCGTCAGGTGGAGTTTCCATTGATGGATACACTCCAAGCCCTTACCGCATGGGAAACACTTTACTTGCTCGCGTCCGTGGATTACTTGCTCCATATTTAAGCCCTAATTCAATGGTGGGCTAAATGACAGCGATAACAACCCTACGATCTACTATTGCGTCAGCTCTTCAGGACGATACAAAATACTCTACTTTTTCTTTTCCACCACAAACGATTATTGCTAATAGCGTTGTGGTTGCTCCTGCCGTTGGGGATTATCTAACTCCTAATAACAACCAGTACGCGACTATCAGCCCTATGGCTCATCTGGAAATTCGTATGTATGTGCCTTTGCTCGATAACCAAGGGAATCTTTCTGGCATCGAAGACATGATGGTTGCAGTCTTTAACAAGCTCGCAGCATCAACTCTAAGTTTTAATGTGGGTTCCGTTACAAGCGTTGGCTCTCTTGAGACAGCAGCAGGTGACTTTTTGACAGCCACATTGAATATCTCAATACTCACAGAATGGAGCTAGACATGACCGATTCATCAAACGCGGCTTGGCTTGAACGTATTGGTCAAGTTAAGCCAGAAGTAACAAAGCCAGCGACACCGACAAAGAAGGAAGAAGAATAAAATGGCACAATTCATCAACAACAAGGTCGGCGTCAAGCTCGGCGCAACCGACCCAGCGAACATCGATCTATCAGCATATTGCACAGGTTTTACCCTAAACAGATCCTTTAATGAAATTGACGTGACTGCGATGGGAGATTCTGGGGTACGCCAGATCGCTGGATTAGAAACCTCAAATTTGACAATCGAATTTATCAATGACGATGCTTCACAGGCAGTATTGCAGACACTCAACACACTTTTGGGAACAAACGCTTATTTCAAGGTTGCTAACAACAAGTCAGCAGCAGGATCAGCAAGCAACCCATTCTTTACAGGTCTAGTGTTGATTAACAACATTACTCCAATCAACGGCGCTGTAGGCGATCTCAGCACACAGTCTGTTACATTTAACGTATCAGGTGCGGTCACAAAGACTGAAACTGGTACTTTCTAACATCTAATTAAAGGGGCTACAAATGGCAAAACTAAAAGTTACAAGGGCTGATGGACAAGTGCAAGAGTTTGAAATAACTCCTGTTTTGGAATATAGCTTTGAAAAATATGCCAGCAAGGGCTTCCACAAAGCCCTCATCGAAGACCAGAAAAACAGCGATGTGTACTGGTTATGTTGGGAAGCAATTAGACGTTCGGGTGAGACAGTCACACCTTTCGGGGAAACATTCCTTGAGACCCTCAAGTCAGTTGAGGTCTTAGAGTCTGACCCTTTGGAA